CCCGCCAATGCGGCGGTAAGCTCGTCGCCCCCGTCCGGCAGGGTCTGCCCCGCCTCTTTGTCCTTTGACATCGCGTTCCCTCTGTGTATTGAAGTGAATACCCGGATTCTACACACGATTCATCGGCAAAATTGAGAAATCGCCTTCGAATCATGTGCTATTAGCCTTCAGGCGTGGTGCTCTTGAGCTTCGCCCCGTTGGAGGACCCCGCAGAAGTCTTCACCGTCACGTTTCGCGACTTGGCAATACGCGCCTGTTCCTCGGTAGAGAACACCGACACGCCGCCCTTCTTCTTGCCGCAGTTGCAGCCCATTACTCATCACCTCTCAAGGTTTTGCGTAGGCTCAAGGCGAACTCACGCATTCTCGACTCGGGGTCACGACCTACCTGAGCAGCCATTTTGTTGACGGCCGCTTTCAAGCCCACGGGCTCAGTCACGCCCGCGTGTGCACCAAAACGGATCGGTGTCACCGTCCGCGCAAGCTCGCCGCCTTGAATCGTGAACGATCGGCTTCGCGTCGGAAAGCCAGGAACCGGAACGAGCAGCGCAGCCGCAAGCTCGCGCTTGCCCGGCTTCTCGCGATGCGGGCCCCAGTCGCCGGACAACTGACACGCCATCATGCGTGCAACCTGGCTGGCATCGACACCAGGGATCAGCGCCCCGGAGATCCACACCCCGCGTGCGTTTTCGCCGACACGAGCAGTAGCGACCACCGAACACGCGTTGTCGTAGTGCTCGCGTCGGGCTGAGCCCTTCGGGCCCATTGGTGCGTGACCACAGTCCATCGTGATCGGACCGGTAGCGATCTTCGTGTAGCCGCCTCGCCCGTCGTCAACCATCGTCGCTCGGTTCATCCAAATGCCGTAGTCGACGTTGCCCGTGGGAACCGTGACACGCTTGTCCCGGTAACCACGGTGTGCCACCTGCTTCGGTGCGAGATACCCGAAGAACCGGCCCTCATCGGTCACCGTAATAGCGCCGATCTCAGGAACCTCTTTCGGCTCATCGAACCAATCGGCCGGGGGAAGATCGGGGATCGTGATCGTATACGTCGAAGCGGTGACGAGTTCTTCCGAGTCCTCGTCCTCTTCGATGTCGTCAGGCAACGGCTCGTCAAGGTACAATCGCGCTTCCGCGAAGGCGGGGATGTCCACCAGGTCGACAGCGCGGATACGCGCCCCAGCGGTAACAATCTCCTGCGTCGGAGTCATGCATGCGGGGTCAAGCTCGGCGTCTTCGGAGTCGCACTCTGCGGGAAACGTGTATTCGACCGTAAGCCCCGGCCCGTCCGGGTCCTCATCAACGATGATCGACACGCCTGCGAGCGTCCCCGGCTCGTCTTCGGTTCCCATCCTGCGCGCTGCTTCACGTCCCCTGCGTGTACTCAAGTCGATCACGCCTCGCGTGAATAGCTGTCCACCTTCGGCGCGCTCCACGGAGTCGAGTCGGCCGACAGTTTCCACGCGATCGGAGCCTGCGGAACCGTGGCCGCGTTCGTACTGATACCCGAGGGGAATCTCAAGAGAGGCAGTAGAACCTGGAGCCTGCCATGTCAGTGAATCCAGCGCGAAACCCCTGCGGTCACCCGACGAACGACCTTCAACAACGATCGGTCCGTGAATACCCGCCAAGCGTCGACCGGGCTTCGCAGTGCTTTCTGTTTCGGACGCGTACAGCGCTGCCATCTGCGCGAGCGCCGCCTCTTCCGTGTCGTGACAACCTTCGACTTCCCCGTCTTCAGTCTTGACCACCGCGAACTCACCCGAGCCGCAACCGGGGTTGCCCGTCTGAATCTCCCAAGGCATGGGTTGCTCCTCTTCGTAGGCTGCGGCGTTCAGTGTGAGTACCGCGCCGTTGTCGTTCAAGTTCAGGTCTGCGGGGTTGAACACCGCGAAGGTCGCGCACCGGCAGTTGATAACCTCCGCAGCGGGCCCCGTAGGGTCACCGGGGAATTGCAAGGGGAAACCGCCCACCGTAAACGGCTCCGTGAACGGCACCGTCTGCCTGTCCGCCTCGTGGTGTGTCGGCCGTGTACGTTGATCTTCGGTGGCCTGCCACTCCTTGCGCATGACACCGGACGGGATACCGTACGCGGATTCGAACCGCTGCATGGTGCCCATAGCGACCGTGTTGCGCGCCCCGTGCACCTCGGTTCGAGCGATCATCCGCGCACGACCCTCGGTCACCCCGACAGCATCCCGAACGCGAGCCGCGAGCTTCGGAATGGGCTCCCCTAGCTCGGTACCTTCCACGAGCGCCGCACGTGCATTGAACCAAAGCGCGTCACCGATGCCCACCAACCGGTTTTGCGCCTGCCGTAGGTACAGCTCCGTGTCGATTGCCTGGTCTGCCAGCAGTGTCAACGGGTTTCCCAGCGCTTCGGCGAGGTGCGCAACCGTGGAAACGCTCGCGTCCAGCATGTTCAGCTCAAGCGCGGGTGACAGCTCAGCTGCGACGTACGCCGCCCAGATAGTCACAACGGCGTCCATCGCGGTCTGATCGGCCTCACGCAGCGCGCGTTCGATGTCCTCAGTGTTCATCACTTCGATCATCGCCGCCGTGAGGCCAGCCATGACGAGCGCTTCGAACTCCTCGGAGCTGAGTTCGAGTTCTTCCAGTGTTTGCAGCGGGACGGTTGCCACTAGACCTCACCCGGATTCCTCGCCTGCGTGTTCGCGGGGTCTTCGGCACCCGCGTCACCTTCCGTCGACTCCGTACCCATTTCCGGAAGCGCCTGCGGTGGGTTCGCAACCGCAGCCACACCAGCGCTTCGAAGCTCAAGCTTCTTGGTCATGTCGTCAAGCTGTTCGGGTGTGGGCGCGTCTGATTCGGAGAACCCGGATTCACGACGGAGCGCCGCGCCGTTGATCTCCATGCGGTCGTACGCCAGGATCGCGTCATCAGACTTGTCAGGACGCTGCACGATCTCTGACGGGTCGTACCACATGACGATACGGCCACCGTTGGGCCCCGTCAGGAGGTCTTCGCTAAGCCGTTCCCCTTCGGCGCGAAGCACCGGGGTGAGGTATCCCTTCGTGAGCGCATGGCAGATCATTTCAGCGTCAGGCGCGATATGCAGCTTGATACCGGACTCTTCGACCTGCGCCGCTCCCCAGTGGTTCATGCCGGATACACCGAGGAGGAGGTCACTCGGGAGGTCAAGCGCGGTGGCAAGGCGACGAATCGCGCTTTCGCGCTGCGGAATCAGCTTGTCATCGATGGGATTCGACAGGTCGAGTGCCATCATGACATCTGCTAGTTTCGTTTCGGTGTTTTCCCCGAGGTCAACACCAACGGGCAACTTGAGTGCCGCTTCCGCGCTCATCGCGTCTTTGATGCCACGCGAGGCGACTTCGACCAGTACTTGCGCGAACGGGTCCTGCCCCTCAACACCTGCGGGGTTCGGCGTCTGCGGGAACGACAGCTTGCCACGGTCGTACAGGAGGATACCGTTCGACGCGAGGCGGGATACGGTCTCAGCCACGATGCGCTTATTGATGAGGTCGAGTTCACTCATCGACCCGAGCGCGTGCGCCGCTACTGAACACGCACGGTACGAGTAACGCTCGTCGGGACGCCAGAACCTGACGACCATCGTGTCAGAACCCAGATTGATCCATGCCCGTTGTGATTCGCCTACACGGAGTTGGTACACACCTTCACGCACACGAAGTTCGTCAGCGGAGTACACCGCCCAGATCTCTTCGCCGTCTTCGTCCTCGTGGCCGACCAGCCAGCCTTCGCCGGGAACGTTGTAATGGATGCCCATGAGTTTCATCAGCTGCGCCTGGCCACCGATACCGCCTGCGAGCCGTGCAACGGCGTCCGCTGCGGGTCCCTCGGCGATCGGCAAAGGCTCGTCACCGCCCGGTATGTACTCTGCGGCGAGGAGACGCACGCGTGAAAGCGCGTTGCCTTTCCAGTTGACCGCAGCCGAGAATTCCTCAAGCCGGTAGTAGTAATCCCACAGCTGGTCTTGCACGGAGGTGTACTGCGGGTTATAGGCACGGGAAGGGGACAGCACGGAAGCGGACGCTATGAGCGTGGTGCCGAATGCCGGAAGTCCCATGTGTTGTCCTAATCCCCGTCGATGCGCCCCAAGAATCCGACCACGGTTGACATCGCCAACCATGTGAGTATCGGGTAATCGAGTCCGTACGCCACCGATACTAGCACCGTGATCACTCCCGACACCCAGAATCCAAGGCACCACGGACATGAGAGCAGATACGCAAGCTTCGAATTCCAAAGCTCATCCTTCCCCCCGCCATGCTTGGCGTACCACCTGCGCTCAAACCACCAGCGCAGACGTTCGAAGACGGGTTCCGTGATCTTGTCAGAGGTGACTAGTCGTGTCACTCGGTAAGCCGCGAGCGATGCCAGCGCGACTAGCCACCACTCAGCCATTATCGGATTCATCCTTTGGCTTGCGCGGCCACGCCTTCACGGTCGCCAGGACGAGTGCGCCGAACGGGACAGACGCACCTAGTACCGCCTGCCATAGCGCAATTTCCTTGGCCTCGGCGTCAACATAGAACGCTACCAGCGCAATGATCGTTGCACCGAAGGCGTACACGGTTGCTCGGGTTCCGCTCATGACGGGCAGTCCGTTTCTAGATTCTGCACGTGCACCTTCACGTCATCGACGTCTGACCGGAGCGCACTAATCGCGCTATCGATCCTATCGAGTCGTTCGATGATGCCTGGTCGTTCTTCCGGGTCCCCCGGATATCTGGCGTCGCGCCCTGTGAGCACGTCGATTGCCGCAACGGTCTGTCGCATAGGTCTCCACACCTTCCCCACGATACCGCTGAGTAGCGCTGCCCCAACGATTCCCGCCGCAGTCCATATCTCGGGGTTTTGCAGCGTCACGAGATGCCCAGCAGTTTGTTCCAGCTCTTCGGTCCGCAGATGCCGTCAACCGCGAGCTTGTGCTTCGACTGGAACGATCGGAGCGCTTTTTCGACCTGCGGACCGAAGATGCCGTCAATACTGACCTTGTATCCCCGGGCGTTGAGCACGCCTTGCAGGATGCGAACCGCGAGCCCGTTGCTGCCGCGCCTGACTGTATCCATCTTGTCACCCAACCTGTTCTTTTCCGTGCTCGGTTTGCTTGGCTTGCTGGGCTTGCTGGGCTTCGCAGGTTTGCCGAGATCATCGATCCCCCACGATGCCGTGCTGTCGTAGTCGCGAGTGCTGCGCCCGTCCGGCCCGTTGCCCACCGACACGTGTGCGTGGCCCTTGTGTGCGTTGACGCCGTTGTAGTCCCGCGCTTCGAAGTTGTATTTCCGCTGGTAGATCTTCCGATTGAAGATCACGTAGCGCAAGTTCGGATGCGGATTCGCAACCAGATGACGCACGAACTCCGGGAGGTCAAGCCCATGATCGGGCTTGACATCGATGGCGCACACGACATCACAGCACTCGTTCGGGTTGTGATCCGAATACCCGCTCTGGTGAGACGCGTCCCCGATATCCCAGATAGTCGTATCGGGGTAGAAGTATTCGATCTCTGACGTGAGCACAACGAGGCTCTTTGCCAATCGCCAGTTACTAGACATGGCTGTCACCTCTGGATTCTCTTGTAGTCACCGTGTCACTCATCGGTTTACGGTAACACAGACGAGAGCACCGCTCTG